TAAGCTTCTGCGGTAAATCCAACTAAATAATCTCCTGAAAGTATGGTTGTAGGAGCTACAAAGGTTCCTCGTGATTTTCTTCCTGTGATATGCGCACTATGATTAGAATCACTATATTCAGAAGATATTATACCTCTGGTTAATGTATACTCTGTAGGGTCGTATTGATTCACTACGTTAACTACTAACGGGTCGGTAGTAGTTCCAGTAATTGTTTGATTTCCAGTAGATGTTAACGAATTTGCTAATACAAATGCAGTTGTAGCTATTTGTGTTGTATTCGTTCCTTCAGTAGCTGTCGGTGCTGTTGGTGTGCCTGTAAAAGTGGGGGAAATTGTTGATGCAACCCCACTACTAGCCACTTTCTCAACTTTACCTGTACTTGTATTCCTTGTAAGAATGTCGTATCCACCTGCGCTTGTTGTAGGGGCGGTGTTCAATCCTACGCTTCCTGTGACTTGTAAAGCATCGACTCCGTTGTCGGTTGTAGTGCCTACTAAGTTGCGTCCTTTTATAGCTGAGAATGTAGTACTGTTATTACCTATAATCGTTGTATTTGAGCCTAATCCCGTTGTGCCTTGCCCTATAATAATTTCATTGGTGTCGTTTGCATTTAATGCTTTGGTACTATTTCCAATAAAAACACTATTATTAGAGTTGATATTTCCTGTTGTGCCATCGGCTAAAAACCAACCTGCACCAACTCCGATAAATGTATTAGTACCACCTGTAGTGTTTGCAAAACCTGCACCACCACCAATAAAAGAATTGTTTGCGCCTGATGAATTTGTAAATCCTGAGCCACCGCCTAAAAAGGTGTTGCTTGAACCTGTCATATTGCTTAATCCTGATTCATTGCCTACAAAAACATTGTCACCACCCGAAGTATTTGCATTCCCTGATGCATAACCTAAGAATGTATTTGCATTCCCTGTGGTAATTGCCGAGCCTGTTGCTAATCCTAAAACAGTATTACTACCTAAACTATTGTTCCCTTTTCCTATTCTAATACCATTTACATACGCATCTAAAAGTGCCGTAAAATTTCCTGCAAATGTAAAGTAACCTCTTTGGGTACTATTCGAAAAAAATGCTAGTTCTCCACTTGCACCACGTTCAACTGCTACATCGGTAATATTATTACCCCCTGCACCCATTTCAAGACGCATACGTGGGTATGAATTAAGCCTAAATTTTGGGTTTACGTCCGTCAAAGAAGCAAAACCTTCAAAATGCGAGCCTATAGCAGTCTTTACCGATGCTGCAATTCCTTTCCTGTCAACTTCAAAAACAGTTCTCTCTACTGTATTATCATCACTATACATGATACGTATTTCAGGGTCTCCATCTCCAGCTTGTATGATACGTCCTATTTGGAAAATAGGGTTTACCGAAACTCCTGAGCCTGTTGGAACGCCTAAGTTTTCACCTGTAGTACTAAAATCCCGTTTGAATTTCTGTGCGACCTCACCACCACCTTCAAGTAATATATTACCGTCACCAATATGGAACAATTCACCCGGTACGACTGCTGAACCTAATCCAAGATTGCCACCAACTTGAATCAATACACTATCACCTAACGTGTTTGAACTATTGAATTTTGGTATTCTATTCGTAGTTCCCGAACCACTGACCAAAGCTGATTTTTCTGCAACTGTTAAGTGTTGATAATCACCTACGTTCAAGCCTCCTAAGTCATTGTGTAAAGTTGCTGTTGCTGATGCATATATCGTTGTAAATTCACTTGAAACCTCCATTGTAGAAGCGTTTTTCTGAATTATAACACGTCCTACTCTTGCGCCTAAATACTGCAATTCAGTCGGTAAACTTGCAGGAACGGGCGATAATCTTGCATCACTTAAGTTATTGTAGTGAGCATTCCCTAAAATGGTATATAGTTTACTTGGATTATCCGCTAAAATATACACGTAGTCAACTCTATAGCTATTGTTTGGTAATGTTGTTAACGTCCCTGCTAAGCTATATTGCGTGTTGTTAATTTGAGAAAGTCCTGCAGTACGTACCCAAGTCCCATTGATATATGCTTGCGTAAACGTATCTGCGCCCGATGTGTCAAAGGCGGGTGTTGTAACCTCAATAAGTCCCGAATAGAATAATCCTGCTGTAACTAATAGATTACGGTTAGAACTTGTTAATATCGCTCCTTGTGACCTTTTTATTCCCTCACTATTTAAAAACCTGCGTCTTAACTTTGCATTCGCATCTACATTTTGCCCAATTAAAGCAATGTAGTCTAAGGTATTGGCTACCCTTGAAACTACGTATATAATCGAATTAGTAGTTGTATTTATATCGGTTGGATTAGTAGTAACCAATATATTAGGCGTTCCACCGTTATAATTCACCAACAAAAAGTTGTTAGCGTTATCCGTTAAGCTAATGTTTGTTTGTGCTGAAATGGTATATTTTACCAATGGTGAAGTAGAATTATTCGCGCTTCTTAATATCGCTATTCCTGTTGCTATATTAACAGTTCCGTTACCATTGTTCGTAATTTCAAACCCCGATATTGCCCCCGCTGAATTACCTGCAAATTGCAACGGCTCAGTTTTTTCAATTGTCCCGTTGGTGCTTGTGGCCGTTAAAAATGTAGGTGCCGTTGTAACGTCCTGCCCGTTTGTTATTTTAATTCCTTTGTCAAAAATTGCTTTACCCATGTTTCTTTTTTTATGATTGTAACCCTACTATATATACATCCGCATCTAACAAAGCATCACCTAAAATGGTAACGACATTATCCAATACTGTCCAATCGGTTGTTTTATATTTAACCCCTCTATCAATAGTTATGAATTGCGGTATTACCCCAACAGGTAACGTAAACGTGTTTGTATTTGATGCTAAAAATATTTCCTCGTAAACGGCACTAAAATTCGAAGATATTACAGGCTTATTTTGAATATAACTATCAGCTGCAGGGTCTGATTCCAACCAGTTAGGATTAACGTTAACTTGTGCACCCGCTTCAATTCCTTGTAACTTAAGCTTATCTACTTCAGTGAATATCTCGTAAGCAACGGTGTCAATTTTTAATTGTGATTCATTAACTATAAGCAATTGCCCATCTCTACCGAAATAACTAAACGTATCTAATAATTCATCAAACCTATCTATTGAAGAACCGCCACCCGTTAACGAAATACCGTCAAAGAAACCTGCATTAATTAATGATGTCCATAAATCATTTATTGACGTGGGTACGTGAGAAACCCCTGTTATAATGGTTATTTCTGAATATAAGATATTCTGTTTTAATATCAAATTTGCACCGTTTGCAGTTTTGAAATTGCAATAATTACCTATGGTAGTCAATCTATTTTGTTCAGAAATAATAGGCGTTCCACCGTCTAAAACAAGACTGAAAAAGTTACCCGATTGTTTTGTTATTATTAAACTACTCATATCTTCATTATGTATAATTGCACTATATACGGTTGCATATTTTTATCTGTACCCAATTCTCCTGTAGTTGATAATATTGATTTTGTGCCTATTGAATGTGAGTTACTAACCATTATATATGGTCCATTATCTCCTACATCATCCTCTGAACCTGTAAAAGTGTGTGTATGTGAAACTACAATAGCATCTTTTGAACCACCTAACGCACCCAATGATGAATACCCTAATCCGTGCCCTATAATCGTGCGGCCTGTTATGTTTGGTGTACCATTATTACCGTTGCATAACGCCCAACCTAACCTTAGATTTTTACCTAAGCCTGTAATATCGAAATTATCATTTAGGTATGTGTTATCGGCTTTTATAGTCTTAATATCACCACTTTGTGAAAGATTAGTCTGTATGTAATCTAATAAAGCTATTTCAACTTCACGGTGTTTCACCGCAGGAATTTTAGTTCCCGAAGCTAAATTTAAATTTATTAAGTCTAAAATATCTGAGTATGTCATCGTTATAAAGTTATTTCGATATAAGTAACATAAACGTCTAAGTCACCAGTACCTACAGTTGGATTTCCTGTGTTTGCTTTTAATTTGTATAAAACATTTTTATCACTACCACTTAGATTTTGCACTACGTTTATCTCTGATTGGAAAAAACCTACCGAAGTACTGGACAAAGGATTTGGATTTAAGTTACCACTCATTGCCGTGCTAAAATCATTAATTACTGAAAACGATGCCGATGCTAAAGTGTACGCAGTTCCTGTATTCCTTTTTACATAAACATTTGTTGGGTATTTTACTTTTCCACTTTCGGACGAATCTAAAATAGTAATCGGAGTGTCGAATAACTGCAAAACTTGTGCGCCCGTAATTGTAGTTTTTAAAACTTTTGATTTAACTTCTTGGTCGATATAATCCATTATCAGAACCCTGTTTGCACCATCTTCTATGTTCGACAAACTACCAGCCGTGGTCTTACCAGTTATCTTTGCCGTGATGTCATCTAATACGTTTTGTCTTGTCATGTTTTTTTAATTATAAACGTCGCTATAAACGTTGTTGTGAATTTTTGTTGGTGTTATTGCTTCTACTACGTCTGTGTTATAATCCGCACTACCGTAGTCTATTCCACTATAATCTGGTAATCCAAAGAAGTTATCGTTGAAATTAGGTGAAAGGTTATAGTCAAACGTAGCGAAGTTTTCTTGTGCTACTTTCTCAGGTAAATCAATAGCTGCGAATAGGCTACAACGTATGTAATTCACGTATAAAACAGGACTTTCAAGTAAATAAGTAAGTCCGATTAATACGCTTTTTGGCATTAATTCAGTCCTGAACTTATGTAGATAGCTTGTTTTTATAGCTTGTGTAACTGTGTTTTTTGTAGAAACCTCGTAGTAGGTAGTAAGTTCCGTTTTTTTATCCTCATCTAAAAACCAAGTTTGCAAACTAACCGACTGATAAACAGACTCTTTTGACTCTTTATAGTGAAATTGCGTAGTTTTTTCGCTTTCAATATCCGTAAGTAAGAAAGGATTAGAGTAAAACGTTTCGCCTACTGCTTGTGTAATTTCTAAGTATATTAGTCTATACCCAAAATCAAAAGGGACATTAGTAAGCGACCAATATAATTGAGGTGCTCCATCTAAGTCATTTGTAATTGAGTCAACAAAAAAGTATTGAGTAATATCTGTTGAAGTACCTTTGCACAAGTCAATGGCTTTAACTGTCCAATCTTCCAAGTCTATTCCTTCGGGTGTGGCTGTAACTTGTATGTATTTTGCGGAGTTGTTTGGTAGCAGTTGAACCCCTTTAAATATAAATTGCGTGTTTATTTGGCTATTCTTAAAATAGAATGCTTCTTCTTGTGTACGAAATATGTTTATAAAAGGGGTAACCGCCATAACTTAACTATGTTTCACAACATTATTTTAAACAAATATAGTAAAAATTAATTAACTAAACTTAACCAATTTTCTAATTGTTCGATACTAATCGGAATTGCTCCATTGACACTAACCTCAAACCAATATACTCCATTATACAATCTATAATTATTTTCGTCATAAATATATAACTTTTCGTTTGTAATTTCCCATTTCAAAGAGTTCACACGTGTTTCGTTATTAATCAAAACGTAGTCATATTCAGTCGATATACTCATATTAACAGGCTCGTATTTTTCTTCACCTTTAATTATTAATTCTTTTTCAAGCAAAGAATATTCCATATCAATAGGATATATCTTTATAACGTGTTGGTTATTATCAATCGAGCGAATATAACCCCTTTGTGAACGTATGTTATTTTGCAATATTATAAAGTCCGAAAACTCAACGTTTGCAAAAACAATATTGTTGTATAATACAGGTGTCAATATTGGATTAGTAGGTATTACATTCTCCTTTTCGGTTAACTTAATATTATTGTAGTTTGACGTATAATTACCATTATTTTTATACCATGTGTTTTTTATAGGTTGCTCTTTCCAATATAGGTTACACGTTGCTAAATAGCTATTCCAATAGTTATTTATGTTTCTTGCGATAGAGTAACGTCGATTACTATAGCTATCGGGTGCATTTAGGTTTTCCGTTTCTGTGAACCCTTGATTTGTGTAATTTGTAAACGGTACCGTAGATTGGTCTAATGTGTATGTGTATTTTGTCGAGCGCTCACCGTTTCCTGCACTTGTGTTCATTCCTAATAAGCGTGTTAATTCAAGTGAGTTATTAGTAACCGAGAAAACACTATAAGTCCCTGCGTTTAAGTCAACGGGCTGTATATTGAATATGCTTCCCGCAATAATACCCAATGAAATAAAGTTAACACTACCGTCATTACGTAATGATAGCCTACTATTTGCAACGTCAAATGTATGTTGTAAGTTAGTAACCTCAGTAAATGTAGTGTCGTGTGTTGTATCTATAGAATCAATGATAAATAGTGTGTCGTCATCTTGTGAAGCTGTATTTTCTGTAATTTCTAATGCTTTTCTACGTGTCGCTTCGATTAAAAATGCGTCACGTGTCCATTGTACTTTTGCTTCTTTTTTATTCTCTACGTTTTTATTAAAGAAAACAAAACGGCTTTCACCGTGTATAGTATCGGCACTATTCGGCTCTTCATTTTCTTTTAAAGATTGATAATTAGCATAAATGTAGTTAAATTCATTTACGCTATATTTAGGATTAAATGTTTTTTTCATTTCAGAAAATTGGGTGTCATCAAAAAACCCGCTTTCTGTTTGCGTATAAAAATCCTGCTCGATACCAAAGAATATCTTACCGTCACTTCCTATCTCGTAATCACCTTTAATTTCGGGTAATGATTTTTCAATATCTTCAAGGCTTACCTTGAATCCTTTGTCAATAATCCCACGTAAGAAGTTACCGTCTAATAACCTATTATCATAAAACTGCCCTAATAATGCGAATCTTGGGGCGCTTATACTTAGTCCCGATATTGACTTTATAACTTGTGCCATTACATCTATTAAACGTAATGATTTAGAGATTGAGTTGTAAGCGGTGCTTTGTACGTTTATGTCAATATTTTTTAGTGAAATATCATAATCAAGAGGATAATTTGTATTTGGCGTATATTCTATTCTAAAATAAATAGATAACGCATTACTTCTTTCAATCGTAGGTATTTCAACTTCGTAAAAATCTTTTTTAAAGTTATAATCTAGTACGTCTACATTTATTTCGTTCATTAATGTTTTGGAAAACGTTATAATATTATTTTCTAAATCACCAACTACTGCGATTAAATTTATCTTTACATTACCTGCTGATTGTATAGATATATCAATATCTGTAAGAAGTACTTTTATATTATTTAAAGTGTTTTCTGCAATTATGTATTCAAAATCCTGATTTGACGAAGATTTTTCAGAGAAAGGCGATGTCGTACCATCAATATCATATTTGATTGCTTGAATACATGGGTTAAAGTAAGTTATTTCATTTGGATTCATGCCACCTGTAGCAGTATCGAATTCCTCCCACTTACTAGTCTGAATAACAGGTTTAGCCAATAATAATATGTTATCAGGCACTAATGGTTCAATATAATCACCATCTATAGATATATCACTCAATAAGTCTACCTTAACCGATTTTCTACTCTTTATAATTTGAAGTTTGCTATCTTCAATGCCTTTGCATCTGAAATACTCTAAATCATCTGTTTCAGCAGTAGCAAAATCTAAATCACAAGTGTATTTGTTTAAAGAATCTATTTCTATAGTCAACTCTACTTTTGACTCATAGCCGTATCTTTTATGATAATACAATAATTGTTTTAACTCGTGGTTTCTCGTGTGTGTGAACTCAAATTGAATTTCACCACCACTAAACGAAATGTCACGTGCCATCATACCGTTATCTGTTTTCTGCTTCAAAGAAAACTTAATGTCATCAGTCCCGAAAGGTTCATCTACTTCTTTCTTTCCGTAATCGTCACTATTGAATGATAAATAAAATCTCATATATTATACTTTTAAACCAGTTCTTGAAACTCTATTTGCGTTTTGGATTGTCTTGTTCCCATTAGACTCACTCCATGTTCTTATCCCGTTTTTATCGAAAACAGTTGTATTAGTTTGTATTTTACCAAAATGTTTGCTTAAAACAATATCCATTTCCTGCGCAGTCATACCATTATTAGTTGTATTCCTTGACATCGATATTCCTTTGCTATTCAGCATATATTGAAGTTCTTTATCTCTCCATTGTTCGGGTGTGAATATTTCAGTGCCTGCAGGTAAGTCAGTAACTACGTCACGTCCGCTATATTGTGAAACTTTACCATCTGGTGTTACAACTGTTTCAACATAATTAGATCCACCTGCATCGTTAATCATTGCAAGTCCTCCGCTATGTGTACCACCATCGAAGTACTGCGGTATTTTTTGTGACGCCACCATACCAATCTGAACTGCACCTAGTGCGGCAACAATAGCAGAAAATGGTAAACCCCCTGTTAATGGGCTTTGAGCTACCGATGACATAATACCCTGAGCTATGTCAATAGCAATATTAAATAGAGCTTGTTTTTGTTTAGCTTTATTTTCTCTATTGGCTATTTCTTTTTTCTTTTTTTCGTATTCAGTTTCTATTTTTACTTTTGCGGACGTGCTATCACCTGCAAACTTAAGTGAATTTTCCTTTTGACTTTCTAACCTTGAATATTCAGCATCAAAGTTTTGTTGACTTGCGTTTGAAATAAAATTAAAAGCTTCTTGTGCACTTTCGGCAATAGCGTTAAATGTAACTGCAAAATTATCACCGAACCCTTCAATCTCGTTGTTTAACATCTTAAATGTTTCACTAAACCCACTATTAGACATAAATTCAGAAGAAAATGAACCTAAATAGTTTTTCATTGCCTCAGTCATCTCTTTAACTTTCTCGATGTCTTGTGGCTCTATTGGTGTGTTTATTTTAAAATCAACAGTAGGTATTTCGTTTAATTGCTTTTTAAGGGTTAGTAATTGGTCTAATTGAAAATTAATAGAGGGCAGTTCCTCTGCGTTGGCTACAATTTTTTCTATCTTTAATCTTTCAATCTCTGAGCTTATATTATTTGCTAATATATCAATTGATTTTAAACTATTCTCAAATTCTAAAACATCTCTTTTTACTTCTTCTTTTTTAGCCTTTGTAGTTCTTTCTGGTTTAATTTTAGTTTCAGGTTCTAATGTTTGTTTTATAGCATTTCCTTCGGCAGCTTTTTTAATAAAAAAAGCATCTTCCTTTGCCCATTGTTCACGCTGTAATACTGATGCCTCTCTTTCTTGTTGTATTCCTCTTCTAATTTCCTCTTTTCCTATTAATGTAGAAACGCCACCAACTCCGACACTTGCGGATGTTGTCATTTCATATTTTGCTCTTTTTAAATCACCATATTTTTTAGTGATTCTTTGTAAATCTTCTTGTTCAATTACAAGTCTTTCTGATTCTCTTTTTTGTAATATCCCTTCTGCGGCTCTCGCTTGTGCAGTTGTCAATATTGCTTGACTAAGTAAATTATATTGGTCTTTGGCATTTCCTGCCATAATAGACTCATCACTAAGATTCTTAAAGTAAAAAGGATATTGTTTTTGTAATTCGTCAACTGCTAATTTTCTATCTTTATATGATTCATTTAAATTCGTAGCTGTTTTATAAAGAACATCAATATTTACTTTTTGTTCAACATAAGAATTTGAACTTTCAGTTAATGCTTCGTTTAATAATTGTTGGTTCTCAGCTAATGATTTAATAGCCTCTTTCCCTTTCATTGCATTTGATGCCCATTTTACCAACTCACCACCATATAGAGTCAATAGGGTAACTCCGACACTTAATAAAGTACCCCAACTAAATAACGCACCTGCTAATGATTTCAATACACTAACTGTTGGCTTACCTTCGGACGCTAAAGCTTGGTTTTGAACTCTAATTCCTTTTATCGCATCAAATAAAGCAGGGATATTATTTGAAATAGCCATAAAACCAGTATTCACACTATTCGCAAACGCAGGTGCCTCACGTGTTAATTGGTTTATTGAATTACCTAAAGCATTATATCCACTTGCGTAATTACCTACATTACGTTGGTTTTTGCCGATGGTTGCATCTGTTTGCTTTAATATACCGTTGTATTTTTCATTTATTGCCGATAAAGTAACCAAACGTTTTTCTTCATTTTCATTTAGGTTATTGTATCGTGCTTTACGTACCGATAAGTCATTATAAGCAATTGTAAGCCTGTTTATTTGTGCTTGGGTCTTATTATATGTATTTGCGTTCTTTTCAGCTAAAGTCTGCTCTTTATTAGATTGCGCAATTGCTTTGTCTTTTTGTGATTGTAACGCCTGCCTACTTTTTGTTTCCTGCTCTAATGCTTTTAATGTTTTTTTAGCGCTTGTATTTTCGTCCTCACGCTTTTTTGCTAAAGCATCCAGTTTTTTTGTTAAGTCTGATATTATTGCATTTTGTTTTTCTAATTCAGCGTTTAAATTAGTAGTGTTGGTAATTGACTTATCTAATCCGCTTGGAGTTGAAATACCGTTAATTCCCTTACTTGCACCACTTGCTGACTGACTTATTTTAATCAATTCAGCATCTGCCAAACTTAACTTTGATATAAGATTTTCAACCTGCTTTATCGCTTCGCTTCCGATAATTGCATTAATACTATTTGCCATATTAATTTTGTTTGGATTTTTCTTCTAATAATTTTGTTATCTCAATCCATTCAGAAACCGTAATTTCTTTCGGATTTAATCTATAAGGATATTGCAGTCCTATTGTTGCTATTTGTAATTGTTTTGCTAAACTTGAACTTTCAACTTTATCATCTTTTGTAAGCTCCTTTTCAAGCAAATGAACCTTTGTCTTTATTCCTTCAACTCCTGCATTTAACCTAATTAATTCCTCAGCATCTCCTTCCTTTGTATTTATTTCTTGCATTTTAAATCCGTGCCGTGCTAATTCTTTTATAAATAATAAACGTGTTTCCATGTCATTATCTGAGAAACCCAACCACATACGAGCAACTAATGATTTTACAACATTGTACTTTAAATGTAGGGCATGAATTTCAGCTAGTTTTTTCATTCTATTTGAAAAGCTTGTATCATTAACAGCTTTGAAGTACTCATCTAAAATTATTGATTCAATTTCTTTTAGCTTATCGATTTTACTTTTCTTTTGCCTACCGTCATAACCAATTATAAACCAATCTAATTCTCTCGTAGTACGGTACTTATCGAAATTATAAAGTGGTAATGTTTCAATAGAATCATAGTAATCAATCTTCATAGGTATTTTTTTATGTATTTAAGTAACTCAGGGTATATAATCTCGTTGTTTACTATATCGGTATTTGTTTTATCTAACCCGTATAAATTAGTATATCCCGCAAAGAATATGCTCTTATCACCAATTCCTGTACCGGTGCTGAATATGTCGAATTTTGTTAAGTCTGGGTGCATTTCAATTTGTAAGTTAGATATGAACGCTCCTGTTTCAAAGAAGTCATAAGGTGTTCCTGCTACTTTTTTAGGGTCTATTAATTGTGTAGACATAGAATATAATCCTTTGAATACTTTGCTATTTCTATTCTTTAATATATTTCCGTCACTACCATCGCCTTTTTGCATAGCATCGACATTTAAACTAACAATTTCGTTTTCATTAGCTAATATAATGCGCTCCTGCTCATCCAAGATATTGGCTAAGACAAACTTACAATTATTTATATAATCGGCTATAGTTATTGACATAACACAAAAATACAAAAAAAACCGTTACAATTAGTAACGGTTTCAATCTCCCTTCTTTTAAATTAATTATACAGTTACTACTACAGTTACAGTATTCGATTTGTAAAGAACGTCTGCTAATGTCAAGATAGTATCTTTAATCGATACGGTTACAATATCAGCTGTTGTATTGGCCGTTACAGTAAGTGTGTATTTTTTAGTTGTGGCATTGTAAACCGCTAAACTTGGAGTAATTGCCACCCCGTTACGTGTCACTGAAAAGTCAGCTACTAACAATCCCTCTACAGGGTGTGTTTTATCTAATAAAAACGCACTCACAACTATTGTAGTTGACGCTGTAATTATTGGATTAACTGATACAATCACCTCATTAACTCCATCCAATTCACTATATGTAAAGTCTAATTGGTCTGAAGTGATCCAAGAAGCTCTTTCGTCAACTTCAGTTCTTTCAATCAATTGTAACGATACTGTTTGGCTTGAAGCGTCTGTACCATTTGCACCCATGTATTTACCGTTTTCAAACATACCTAATGTAAATCCTTTAGGTGCGTTTGCTTTAGTAACAGTCATAAACATAGTATTGTCTACGTCAAACAAGATAAGGTCGTAAGCATTGTAACCCGATAATGATGTTAATGCTTTATGAAAATTGATACCATTGTCAAACGTTACATTATACTCATATGGATTCTTACCCGCTACTACTTTAATTCCTGAGCCTGCACGTGTGATGATATTGTCATCAGCAGTTCCGTCTTCAAATGATACAACCCCCTGCAACATGATAAGCGTTCCATCTTGTTGTAGTGAACGCATATAATCTTTATCGATTGCCTGTGCGAATTTAAAGCCTTTAGAAACAAGTCCTAAAGCTGTAACTCTTTTTCTGTCAATTCTACAACCTGCTAAACCAGTTCCTAGAACTCCGTTTGCACCGCAATTAACTGTATTAATTTGTGTTTCTAAACTCATTATTTTATGATTTTATTAGATATTAATTTTTCTATTACTTTTTTATCTGTAAGCTCAATCTTTGCACCTACATTGTACTTTTTATCAATTGTAATTTCCTTAATTACAATAAATGATTTTACCTTTTCAGCCATTTTATATCTTTATTTATGCAATTATCCGTTAACTCAATTTCTAAATCCAAGACTATAGCGTTCCATATAGTTACTAAGCCTTTGCCGTTATCGTTTATACTATAATTAGGCTTAAGTTCTTTATCAACTTTACTATTCACAATCTTTGAAATTCCACTACTATTAAGTAGTGTTATAAAGTCATTGTAAACAGGTATAAGTATCTTAGTGTAATCTGTTTGGTATTGCTTTTTATTGAATCCATCAACATCATTTGAACGTGTTGCAATTACTAGCCTTGCATTCCTTGTAACTCGATTTCGCAATAAGTCATCTGTGTCTTTTGATGTTACTAACCATATAAGCGGATATTTTGAAACGTTTTCTTTTAGTATTAAGAACTTATTAAGTACGTCAATAGTACCCCAATCATAACGCACGGCATGTGTATCATTCCATCGTGGCATTAACTCTACTAATTCCCTTAATTTCTCTTCAAAAACTATCATATACCAAAGCTATTTTTAGTTTCGTAAATCTTAAAGTTCTCAGGCGACCAATTTGTAAAATCAATCTGTTTGTCCATCAAATAACCAAAAAGACTCTTTTCTACATTGTTCCCATACCAATCTATAAAGTTCCCGCTAATTGAAGGTGAACTTAAATATTCACCCTGATATTGCTTTATAAAGTTTTGGTGCGAACCCGATATTAAGTATTTCGGTGTTTGCGTGGTTGCATTTTCAGAATTTACCTTCTTTGCTCCCGTAGCCGATAGTCTAATATCTGTATCTGTAACGAATTGATTATATATATAGTTAGCGATAAGTGAGTCATCATTATCTAAACCGTACCATATCTTATCATCATATTCGTCACCTTGAATTAGTTTCTTAAACTTTAGGTTTTCAACAAGCTCAATAGTATCAACTGTCAATGCTTTTATTTCGTTGTAAAGACTTAATCCTAATGCATTAATCAATATTTCACGCTCTAGTTTTTCGCATAAATAATCCAATTCCGTAGCATTGCTTGACGTACCTAACGGGTCGTTAACGGCCAAAGGAATGTATATATAGTTTTGATTACTAAAGAATGATTTACTTACTATCTGCATTTTTTATAGGTTTTACTTTTTCAAAGAGTTTTATCTCGAATCCTTTTACTAAAACTGCTTCGTCTGTTATTTCGATTATGGCGGATTTTTTATAACCCGCCCAATCTTTTAATAAAATAACTTGCATTATGCTTTAGTGATTGCTGTTTTAGCAGTTGAAAACACTCCTTTTACAAACGCACCGTAGTGGTTAGATTTTACTCTATGTACCAAACGAGCCTCGGCAAGGATAGTAACAAAGTTTTTAGTGAAGTCATCGTTCTCATAACCTACATTGATAGTCAAAGCTTCTTTGAAACGAACCCCTGATTTAGTGAAGTCACCAACTAAGAAGTTATCAATTGCCATTCCTGTATTAGAAATAACTGGGATTCCAGAAACTTGTAACCCATAAGAGTTAGTTAATGGTCTGTAAACATAATGTCCATCAGTTCCTTTGTCTAAGTCTAATTGAGCAATGTTTGTTGGGTGCATAACTATATAGTTAGGCGTAAACAAATTAGTTTCAATTTGATTCATTGCTACTCTTAATACGTCAGCATTGTTTGGTGTAACAACTGAAAGAGCGAATGCACCAGCAGTCCAAGCAGTAGCATTAGTCATAATCCCTGTTAGGTTAACAGTTAATCCATCACCAGAAAGAATTTGCTCATCAATTTTAAGATTGATAATTTCAGTCAATTCTTGGTCAATTTCAGAACGTAATAATTCAACATCGTCAAGCATCTCCTTAGTAACTTTGATGTAAGCAGTAACTTTTTTAACTGTTGCACTTGCCAATACTAAATTAAAGTCTGCTTGTGACTTAGCCAATCCCTCACCTGTCATTCCTGCACCACCTTCAGGTAGTTTTTGCTCTACCCATTCCCAAAGGTTAGACATGATTTTTCCTGTATTCACTAATTGAAGCAAATAAGGGCTTCTTCTTTGAATACGTGTGATTCCTGATTCTCTTTCTCCTTGTGGAATTTGTCCAGTAACATTATTAGCAAAAGTCATAGGACCTACTGCTTTCAATGCAAATTGAACTGAACCGCTTCGGTTAGTTTTTAGAGTTGCTAAATCGTCTTTTTTAGCTTCCAATACTGATTTAAGACTTTCAGTATCTTCATTATTTTGCCCTTTAGTTTCTAATCCTAAAAGCTTCAAAGCTAATTCGTCAATATTTTCTTTAATTGCCGATACTTCAACTCCTTGTGTTTTTAGAGCCGATACCTCGCTCATTACTTGCAATAACTCCTCTTTTGTAACTTGGTTGGATTTCATTGCATCAACCTTTGCCGTTACTTCTTTAATTAATTCTTCCATTTGTTTAAAATTTGTTTAATAGTTCCTTTAATAATTGTTTTTCTGTTTCGTGAGTGACATCGACTGTCGGCTCCTCTTTAATTTCAAGAGTGACTTCTACAATCGGCTCTGATTTATCTTCAACTGTAGGTGTTAATGAATTTGAACCATCCCATAACACACAGCTATATTCTTTTAATTTGGCTTCTCTTACGACCCAAAAGTGCCCTTTTGCTTCTGCGTCCGAAGGATTACCTAACAAAGGATATATTTCATTCCAATTCTTATAGTACTCCTCATCAGCAGGATTATTAACTGCTAAGTCTACCTTTACGTAAATCATCCCAACCGAATGGTTAGTTATCTCATTATTCTTGTAAGCCTGGTAAACCTGCTTATTGTAATCTTCAATAAGCTCTGATTCACCTATAACACAAATTGTTTTTCCTTCTTTGTTTACCCCTAAATCAGTCCATTTCATTGGAACCTCTTTAACGCTTTTTACATTACCTACTTTAGCAGAAAATGAATGCTTATGATTATCAAAATGAAATATCTTATTTACATTTTCTTTTATTGATTTTGTGAACGTTCCTTTTACGTGAACATCACCATGTGAGTCTAGCCAATAGTAAGTGTTCGCAATTACCCTTTTATTAATAGTATCCTCTTCTTCATTTAAAGCAAGTTTAATAGTTTCCGATACATCTTTAATTGGCAATGTACAAACAGTATCTGAATGCTTAATAGTTGATTTTCTAATAGCTATAAGTTCCTCTTTATTCTTAATTATCTCTTCTATTGTCATTTCTTAATGATTTTATCGAATTGCTTATTCTTTTCTTTAACCATTCTATCCAACTCTTTTTTTATTGCTTTTATTTCCTGTTCGGTATATTCTTTTTTCATAGTCCTAATTTTAGTTTGAACTCGTCCGATAGTTTTCTTTGTTCCTGCTCTGAATAGC